TATTATGACTGTTCCCCTATTTGACAATGAGGGCAACCTTAACGGCATTGAAGATGTAGTTGTGGGAGTGTTTAACAAGCTCGCAGCATCTTCTTTGACCTATAATGTAAGCGCAATAAGCGCACCAAGTATTCTCAACGCTGCTTCTGGAGAGTTGCTGTCGTGTGAGATGTCCGTATCAATCCTTACGAGTTGGAGCTAAAATGTCCGAGTGGGAAAAAGAGAACGAAGCCTTCCTGATCAAGATCGGGCAGGTAGCACCATCATCACCTAAGCCAGTAATTAAGAAAGAAGAGGAATAATCTCATGGCTGTATTTCTAAATAACAATGTGGGCGTGAAGATTAACTCTGTTGATCTTTCAGACCATGTCACAGCAGTAACAATCAACCGCGCATTTGATGAGCTAGAAGTAACCGCTATGGGTGACTCATCACACAAGTTTGTTAAGGGTCTAGAGTCATCAACGGTGACAATCGATTTCCTCAACGACACAGCATCAGCGAATGTATTGGCAACACTACAAGCCGCATGGGGAACAACAGTCACAGCTGTATTCCTACAGACAAAGGGAACAGCAGTCTCAGCGACCAACCCTCTTTATACTGTCTCACTTCTAGTCAATAACACAACAGACATCAATGGTGCTGTTGGCGACATTGGCACTCAGTCAATCACATTTACTGCTAACTCAACAGTTGCAGTAGCCACTACAGGCACATTCTAAAACTAAACTAAAGGGGCAAACTCATGGCAAAACTAAAGATAGTTCGTACAGATGGAAGCGTATTAGAAGGCGAGATCAGCCCAGCGGTTGAATATAGCTTTGAAATGTATGCTAAAAAGGGTTTCCACAAGGCTTTCCGCGATGAGGAAAAGCAGACGGATGTTTATTGGTTAGCATGGGAAGTCACACGCAGAGCAGGTGAGTCTGTTAAGCCTTTCGGGATTGATTTCATTGAGACACTTAAAAGTGTCGAGGTGCTTGACTCCGACCCTTTAGCTTAAAGCGGGATCTTCCATTCACCTACTTGATTGCTCGATTGAGCATCAGGTTGGGGATCTCGCCACAAGCATTATTGGATTTAGATAAGACAATGCTCGATGCACTTGTGCAAGGGCTAAAAGATGAAGCGAAAGAGGTGAGCGATGCCAACCGAGGTAGTAGGCGCGGTCGAGCTTCGTAAAGCCCTTAATCAATACGCACCTGATCTAGCCAAAGAATTAACAAAGGAATTAGGAAACATCTTAAAGCCTATTGTTAATGAGGCTAGGTCTTATGTGCCTATTGCATCTCCCATGTCTGGATGGGCTAAGCGAGAACATCTAGCGGTGGTCGGTTTCCTAAGTATGATGCTCTGGAAATCCGTAAGGGCATTATCTACAAGACAACACCATCTAAGCCAAATGCAGCAGGCTTTGTTAATACTGTGCGTATTCAGAATAAGTCTATGATTGGTGCGATCTACGAGACTGCTGGTCGTAAGAATGGTCAGGGTCAAGAGTGGGTAGGCGCTAAGGCAGGCGGCGCATCTAAAGGTGTATCTCGCTCTGTTAATCCTTATGCAGGCAATCAATTTATTTCTAACTTGGGTCAGTTATACGGATCAAGCCGCCGAGGCGATCATCGCATGATGGGTCGCTTAATCTTTAGAGCTTGGGCTAAGACTCAGGGTCGCGCTAATGCCTCTGTGTTTAAGGCTATTGAAAACACCACAACTAAGTTTAATCGTCGGACAGCGATGGTAGATGTACGGAGAGCCGCATGAGTAATGTGAACATTAACATCGCCGCCGAGTTTAAGGGCAAGAAGGCGTTTAAGGAAGCTCAGACATCAACCGACAAACTGACCAAGAATGTCAAGGGACTTGCTAAAAGTCTATTAGCCGTCTATAGCGTGCAGAAGCTTTATTCATTTAGCAAGGCTTCAGTCAAGGCTTTTGCAGAAGATGACAAGGCAGCTAAGGCATTAGGCACTACTCTTAAAAATCTAGGACTTGCCTATGGATCAAATGTAGGCACAGTCAATGGCTTTATCTCTAGACTTGAAATGCAGACTGGCGTGCTTGATGACGAGTTACGCCCAGCGATGGATCGCTTGCTTCGTGCTACAGGTGATGTCACTAAGTCACAAGAATTATTAGGCTTAGCCCTAGACATTAGTGCGGGTACAGGCAAGAGCCTTACTCAGGTATCACAGAGCTTACAGAAGGCGTACTTAGGACAAACTCAGGCACTAGGTCGTTTAGGTGTTGGACTTACAAAGGCAGAATTGACATCCTCATCATTTGAGGAAATCCAAACAAGATTGGCAACACTCTTTGCAGGTCAGGCAGCAGCGGCAGCCGATACCTATGCAGGTTCACTTGCTAAATTAACTGTTGCAGGCAATAACGCCAAAGAGACAATTGGCGAAGGCTTAGTCGATGCAATCAAGACTGCATCAGGCTCTAACACTATCGACCCGCTTATCAAGGGCATTGATCGTATTGCTAATGCTATTGCTGGACTTGCGCGCGAAACTGGCAAGTTTATCGCCATCACTAAATCAATCTTTGACTTTGATTTATTTGCTAAAGACCTTGATGCGTTTAAGGGTATGGGCAACATCTCGCTCACAGTATCCTCGCAAGATACTCAGCGTGCAGATGCCATAGCCAAGAAAAACCAAGCACAAATCACCAAGCTTACTAAAGAGCAAGCCGCAGCACAGGCGAAGATACTCAAAGATAAGAAGTTACAAGCTGCCATCGATAAGGCTCAAATTGCTTTAGGTAAAGGTGTTGAAGTCTTTGACCTTGACAAAATCCAGATTGCCGCAGCTCTTACTAATCAGGCTGAGCAACTAGGCAAGGCAACCTCATCGGCTCAACAGTTGCAGATAGCCAACGATGTCGCTCGTCTCAATGTTAAGCGTTCAATCCTTGCCCTAGAAGATGCAATTGCTTCTAAGGATGAAGCAGCGATTATTGCTGCAACATCTAAACTCAATGCAGACCTTAAATCATTAGCCGCACTTACTGGTCAGAATGTAAAACTTACAGACATCAAGTCAATCCTTGATAGCCTAAAGCCTAAAGATTTAATTAACTTAGAAAACCTCAACGCTGCTTTGGCTAAGATTGAGGAAATGCTAAGAATGCTGGCTAAAGCCAGTGCAGAAGCTAAAGCACCTATTCCAACAAGCGGATCATTAGGCTCTGGCATACCTGTAGGAGATTACATAGAGCCAATCTCTAAAGAAGTTGCAGCTAAAGGATCTATTGCAGCTATCCTAGAGTATGCCGATGCTGCATCTGCTCGCGCTAATGCATTTGCAGATTTGCTAGACATGGACACAGCGGCTAAAACCGCTGCTCTACAGTCATCACCTTTGTATGATAACTCAGGAGCTTTGCAATCATTCCGACAATCAGAGTCCGCTTCTATGGGTAACACAATCATTGTCAATACTGGCGTTGGCGATCCTAATGCTATTGCAGAGGCGATTGATCAGGTTCTACAAGAAGCAGTCCAACGCGGCACTCTTCGAGGGGGCTTGTACGCAGTATGACATGGCTACCAGAGTGGCGGGTTACAGTAGGTGATGATGTCTATACGACTGTTACCTCTGTTTCCTATGCCACTGGTCGCTTGGACATTGATAGACAATGCACAGCAGGTTACTGCCGAATAGAGATCATCAATACTACTGGTGCAGATTTCACCATCAATGTAACAGAGCCAGTATCTTTAGAGCTTAAAGACTCAGATGGTGATTACATCCCAGTATTTGCTGGAGAAGTGTCAGATTTTAACATCGGTGTTAGAAGTCCAGAAGAGTCTGGATACATAACCACTGGCACAATTTTAGGCATTGGCGCACTGGCTAAACTGTCAAAGGCTATCTATAATACAGCCCTTGCAGAAGGTTTAGATGGCGCTCAGATTGCAGCTATTTTAGGTGCAGCGCTCAACCTTACTTGGTCAGAAGTCACACCAACAGTGACATGGGATACCTATCCAGCCTTTACCACATGGGCAGAAGCTGAGACTTACATCGGCGAAGTGGACACAGGCTTTTACACGATGATCAGTCAGGCTGCTAGCCCAACGGCTAAGAGTCAAACCCTTGTAGACCAAATTGCCACTAGCGCGTTAGGACAAATCTTTGAGACACCAACAGGCTTTGTGTCCTATTCCGATGCAGACAACCGATCTAACTATCTCGCAACAAATGGATTTACTAACCTTGACGGCGCGTATGCAACACCATCCTCTATCCAGTCCACAACTCAGATTGCTCGCATCCGTAACAGCCTTATTTACAAATACGGCACAGGATACGCCAGCACCTATAGTACCTCTGATACCGACTCCATAGCCTCTTACGGGCTCTATGAGCGTTCCTTTGAGTCCAACATTAAGAGCCTGACAGACATAACTGACATTGGCTCCAGAGAGTTAAATCTTCGTAAAAACCCACGCGGGTCATTGGGTGCAATTACCTTCAGACTTGACAACCCAGACATGAGCGATGAAATGCGAGATGATCTTATCGGCGTATTCTTTGGTGAGCCTGTGCTTATTACTAACTTACCTACTAACCTTCTCGGCGGCGCCTTTGATGGCTTTGTGGAAAATGTTGCCTTGCGAGCAACCCCTAGTTTTGTGGAGATCACCCTCTACATCTCAGCAACAGACTTCTCATTATCAACAACCCAATGGGAAACAGTTACCCCTGCCTCACTGATCTGGACAGGCGTAAATGGTACACTTACTTGGACTAACGCGAGCGGAGCATTAACCTAATGGCAACTACTACTACAAACTTTGGGTTCGACATCCCAACATCGAGCGACCTTGTTAAGAATGGCGCAACTGCTATTGCAGAGCTTGGTCAAGACATCGATACCAAGTTCGCAGGTCTTACAGTTAATGCTCAGACTGGCACTACATACACAGCAGTCAAGGCAGATGGACTAAACGCTATTGTCACAATGGACAATGCTTCAGCTAATACTTTTTACATTCCAACAGATGCGACATACGCATTTCCTACAGGAACAACTTTGCTTGTGTACATGAAGGGCGCAGGAGTTACAACAATTACTGCAACTACTCCAGCAACAACTACAGTTTCTAGTGCAGGTGCGGCAGCGGGTTCACCTGTCCTTGCTCGTTACAAGTCAGCAGCTTGCATTAAGATCGCTGCTAACTCATGGATCGTTGTAGGTGCAATTGCATAATGTTAAATACATTAGCGGGGATTATTGCATCTAGTGGTGGCGCAGCAGCAGCTTTAGATGTTGAGTACCTTGTCATCGCAGGTGGTGGTGGAGCAGGTGGAAATGGTGCATTTTTTGCAGGTTCAGGTGGATCAGGTGCAGGTGGTTATCGGACTGCAACACTTTCAGCATTATCTAAAGGTGTTAATTACACAGTAACAGTTGGTGCAGGTGGTGCAGGTGGTGTTAATGCATCAAATGGAACAAATGGCTCTAATTCTGTATTCTCAACAATAACTTCATCAGGCGGCGGTCGATCAGTTTATGAAGGACAAGGCGCATCTTCATCGGGTGGTTCAGGTGCGGGTGGTTGTCAATCACAAGGCGCAGGTTCAGGAAACTCTGGCGGGTATTCGCCAGTTGAAGGCTACGCAGGGGGCGCGGGTGCGCTAAATGTTGGCGGGGGTGGCGGGGGAGCTTCTGAAGTTGGTTATGCAGGTGCGACAAACATTGGTGGAAACGGCGGAAATGGTCGTTCATCATCAATTACTGGTACATCAGTAACACGCGCAGGGGGTGGTGCAGGTGGAGCATACGAAATTTCAGGAACAGCAGGAACAGGTGGATCGGGCGGGGGTGGAAATGGTGGCTATGGATCGGTTTCCGCGACATCGGGCACAGCCAATACAGGTTCGGGTGGTGGTGGAACGGGCGGCGCGACTGCAAAAACGGGTGGTTCGGGTGGTTCGGGTGTTGTAATCCTTCGTTATCCAACCGCTGCTGGAACAATTACAATTGGTGCAGGTTTAACAGGATCAACAGCAACAGATGGATTATACAAAGTTACAACCATTACAGCTGGCACAGGAAATGTGAGTTGGGCATAATGGCACATTACGCATTTTTAGATGAAACCAACATTGTCACAGAAGTTATTGTCGGCATTGATGAAACAGAATTGATTGAAGGTTTAGAGCCTGAAACATGGTACGGCAATCTTAGAGGTCAAGTCTGTAAGCGCACTTCCTATAATGGAAACATTCGTTACAATTTTGCAGGTATAGGATTTACATACGATCCAATTGATGATGCATTTATTGCACCAATGCCAGAATGTAATCACGACGAATTATTATTGAATAACTTAAAGCGATGGGAGTGTGCTGCTTGTGAAGCCGCGATTAAGCAAAGCCGCGATACAACTTCGTGAGCAGATAGATGACTCATTCCCAGATCGTGACCGCACATCGGATGGTTGGATCGGTGATACCCGACACGCTGCTCGCAAGTCTGATCATAATCCAGATGAGCAGGGTTGGGTTCGTGCCATTGATGTCGATCGTGACCTATTCAAGGGATCAAAGCCAGACATTATGTGCGACCTTGTTGATCAGCTTCGGAGAGCCTGTAAAGCCAAATCAGAGACACGCATTAGTTACATTATTTACGACGGCTACATCTGTTCCCGCATCCTCAACTGGAAGTGGCGTAAATACAAGGGCGCAAACAAACACACAAAGCACGCTCATTTCAGCTTTAAGAAAGAAGCTGACCTATTGGGTGAGTTTTATCAAGTATCTATGTTAGGCGGAGAATAATGAAAAACATCAAACACCCTGCATACCTTGCTGCTGGCGCTTTCTTAGCCGCATGGGCATCTAGCAACTTTGACCTTGACTACCGAGCAATCCTTTGGGCTGCCCTATCTGGCATCTTTGGTTATGCCTCACCTAAAAAGTAATGACGCTGCAAGACACAGCGGCAGTTGCAGTTGCTGTGACAACGATCGTTGGTTCATTTATTGGCTCAGTGCGATGGTTAGTAAAGCACTACCTAGCAGAGTTAAAGCCAAATAGCGGCTCATCCATGCGCGATGAAATCTCAGAGCTTCGTGGGCGTGTCGATACCATTCTTAGGATTTTAGAGAGACAATAAACTCATGGCTAGAAAAGCAACTAAGGCATTAGAGGAGCAAGGCTACTCAAAGCTTGACGCTTATTGCATCGGTCTCTATGAGTATTTCTGCTCATTAAAGCGTGCTGGCTTTGCTGAGGACATAGCGATGTTTATGATCACAGAGCCACAAGCCTATCCTCATTGGATACTGCCTGACCCTATAGAGCCTGAGAAGTATGGCGATTACCAAGACGATGAGGATGACGATTAAGCGGATCGTTGTAGTGTCGGACTTACAAGTCCCCTACCATGACAGGGTTGCCACACGCAACCTTGCTTCGTTCATTAAGAAGTTTAAGCCAGATCAAGTAGTCACAATAGGCGATGAGATTGACCTACCCCAGATCAGCAAGTGGGAAGAGGGTCGCATGGGCAGCTACGCCCAGACCCTAGACGATGATCGTAACGAGGCTGTGAACCTGCTGTGGGAGTTAGGTGTCACCGATTGCATCCGTAGCAACCACACAGACCGCCTCTATAACATCATTATGGCTAAAGTGCCAGCGTTCGGGGCTTTGCCTGAGCTTCGTTTTGAGAAGTTTATGCGCTTTGATGAGATGGGCATTACCTTCCATAAGAACCCAATGCCTATTGCACCCAACTGGATTGCAGTTCATGGTGATCACACACCCATCAAGCCACAGGGGGGCTTATCAGCCCTTGAGGCGGCTCGTAGGCATGGAAAGAATGTAATCTCAGGTCATACCCACAGAGCAGGGCGTTCAGCCTTCTCAGAGGCCTCTGGTGGCCGCATAGGGCGTGTTCTGCATGGTGTTGAGGTAGGCAATCTTATGGACTTTAAGCAAGCCGCCTATACAAAAGGCGTGGCTAACTGGCAGCAAGCCTTTGCCATTATCTATGTCAATAAGGCTAAGGTTCAGGTCGATCTTATCCACATTGAGAAGGATGGAACATTCATTGTGTCTGGAAAGAGCTACGGCAGACCTAGATAATCGTTATCAAGTCGTTATCTAAATGTGCTTGATAAGTCGGATGTTTCTGTCACACTAAGTCTGTAGCCAATCAAGGGCATTGGCACAGATAGGTATAAGATGTCAAACACAGACAAGCTGTTGCTGATCTGCATTATCGGAATGGTTATAGGATTTGCCATTACTATCTTTGATGTACAGCGTCGCAGTTATGATAAAGGTTTAAGAGACGGCTGGCATCGTGGTCGAAACTTTCGTGGTGATTTAGATTGAAAGCCAATGAAATCCTGCTCACCGCAACAGACACGATCAGTCAGCGTGGTCTCTCGTATGGTCATCCTGCGGATAACCTGCAACACACAGCTATGCTCCTCAGTGCATACTTACAGACACCAATCCACGACTATCAAGTGGCAGGGATCATGGTGCTCGTTAAACTTGCACGGACTAATCAGTCAGCCCAACAGATCGACACATGGATTGACCTCTGTTCCTATGGGGCAATCGCTGGACAACTAGCAACAGAGGAGAATGATCTCTATGTTTAATTTAGCCGATTACGAGCCAGTAGAGGTGAGACTTGAAAAGTTTATTAAGGATTATCCAGCGTTCCGCATTTCAACTGAGTTGGAAGTTGTCGAGGCTACTCGATACATTGTTAAGGCGTATCTATTTAAGGATGCTAGCGATAGCGTTGCATGGGCAACAGGGTACGCTGAGGAAACAGTTACTAGCCGAGGTGTTAATCAGACTTCAGCACTGGAGAATTGTGAGACTTCGGCAATCGGCAGAGCGCTTGCAAATGCGGGTTATGCTCCTAAAGGAAAGCGTCCAAGCCGAGAGGAAATGACAAAGGTTGTAGCTGCTAAGCCAGTTAAGCCAGTGGTACAAGATGTTGTACCAGATGATCAGGATTACTGGACAACGCCTGTAGGCAAGTACAACAAGGTAGTAGATGCACCTGTAACGCTTGAAAAGGCGATGGAGAACATCGCAGCTGTAATGGGTACAGGTGAAGCACAAGAAGCGCCATCATGCAAGCATGGACACATGACATGGCGTGAGGGTCAAAAGAATGGCAAGGCTTGGGGCGGTTACTTCTGCTCTGTAGTCAATCATCAAGGCGGCGAGCCTAAGTGCAACACGCTTTGGTACACACTGGGATCAGACGGCAAGTTCCAACCTCAGAAGGCGTGGGCATAACATGGGCTTTGTAGAATACTTTGATGAGACAACTGGCGAGTGGACTAACATCGAGGACATTCCACTATTTGACACAATTAACTGTCAGTTATGTAATGAGCCTACAGAGGCGCATGACATTGTTGCTGAGATTAAGTTTAAGGATGATCAGCCTATCGTCGGTGCTTGGCAGTGCCGCAAGTGCAAGGCTGTGAATGGCTAGTCAAGCAAGGAAACATAGAGGCTTCCGTACAGAACGCGTAGTCGCACAGTACCTATCGACTGTGTGGAGTGGTGCAACTGTCGGAAGGGGTAGCGGTAAGGACATTGTTAATGTTCCGTTCGATGTTGAAGTCAAAGCCCGCGCTGGATTTCAACCATTGGCTTACATCAAACAATTAAAAGCTCGCACAGCTCTTTCGGGGGAATT